TGGAACAAGATGGAAGCATCAATTTGTCGTTGACGGTACAGCCCAAGCGCTAATCGATGGAGGCATCGATCCTAACAAAATCGAATCCGCTGTTGACTTAGCCTCTGATCCAGAACGTAGAATTAAATTTCAATATGAGCTACAAAAATATGTGGATCACGCTATCAGCAGCACTATTAATTTACCGGCATGGGGAACAGAACTGAATGGAGAACATACTGTGGACAAATATTCTTCTATTATTTCTAAGTATGCTAGTGGGTTGCGAGGCCTAACCGTATACCCTGATGGAGCAAGGGGAGGTCAGCCTATTACCTCAGTACCATATGAAGAAGCTCATGCTAAACGTGGTGTTATCTATGAAGATAACAGTGAAGAACAATGCTTAAGCGGGGTATGTGGAATATGAGCGGAGCTAGCCTAGATGGATACAACACACCAAAAAATGGTATTCATTTTAAAGAACTTGAAAATAGAGTAAAGGAACTAGAAAATAAATATAAAAAAGTTGAGGAAGTTATTACATACTTAGCTAATATCGATTTTAATAATCATGTATTACCTAAAGAAATGGATATAAAGAATGGACGAGCAAAGCAAATCAATTAAGAGGAGATTTAATGATGGAACTTTTCATACCAGATACTTAGTAGGTAAGGGAATTGACATAGGGGGAGGGCCAGACCCAATCGGCCAGTACGTCAGAGTATTTCCTTTAATGCTGTCAGCGCAAACCTGGGATATAGATAAAGGAGATGGTGATGCTCAATTCATGCACGGAGTAAAAGATAATACATATGATTTTCTATCTTCTAGCCACTGTCTTGAGCACATCGTTAACCCACAGGAAGCCTTATACAATTGGATAAGGATTGTAAAGCCTGGAGGATTTCTTATAGTTACAGTTCCAGATGAGGATATGTACGAAGGAGGGGTGTTCCCTAGCCGTTGGAACGATGACCATAAACATACATTCACAATCCATAAGGATAAAAGCTGGTCTCCAGTATCAATAAACGTACTAGATTTGTTGATCAAATTCTCTTATCAAATTAATATAGAAAGGATCACATCTATAAATGATTTCTATAGAAATCCGGAAGTATTTAAACACTTTCAAGAAGAGTTTGATCAGACCATGACACCAAATGCAGAATGCGCAATTGAATTTATTATTCAAAAAAAGGAGATAGATAATGAAGGGGAAGAAAAATCTATTGGTGATACCGGATTGTCACGCGGCACCTGAGTATGATAACGATAGGTTCACTGCTCTTGGAAATTTTATAGTACATGAGCAGCCAGATATTGTTGTATGCCTTGGAGACTTTGGTGATATGCCAAGCCTCTCATCATATGACAAAGGAACCAAAGGCTTTGAGGGTAGGAGATATAATAAAGATGTAGGTTCTATACTTGATGCGCAAGATAAACTCTTTGCACCTATAAAGAAGTTCAATGATAAGAAAAGAAAGAACAAGGAGAAACAGTACAAACCTAAACTACATATGTGCTTAGGCAATCATGAAGATCGAATAGACAGGGCTGTTAATTCAGCACCAGAACTAGACGGAGCCATCTCCATGAAGGACCTGCATTATGAAAAGTATGGATGGAAGATCACTCCATTCAAGGGATGCCTATCCCTGGAGGGAATAAACTTCTCACATTACTTTACATCAGGAGTAGCAGGTAGGCCTATTAGTTCAGCGCATATAGGACATCAACTAGTTTCTAAACTGCACTGCTCAGCGGTGCAAGGACATTCTCACTTGTATAATCACGCAGAACAAACACGACCAGATGGTCAAAAGATATTCGGTCTAAGTGCTGGGTGCTTTTCTCACCCACACTACTCAGAGAGTTGGTGTAGAGATACTGAATACAATTGGTGGAGGGGAGTTGTTACTTTAAATGGACTAGATGGGGAGGGGTATTACGATGACATTCACGCTGTAACTCAGCGCAAAATACTGAGGGATTACACATG